TTTTTCGGTACACCATAATTTTAAATCAATGTCCAACCATTGGCAAAAATCAACTACTATTAACCTGTGCATCCAAGTGCCACCTCCGTTATGTGAAGAGCCTACTTTTGATATAACTAATTGATTTTCAGAAATACCATATTTTCTTGTAATTGCATTAATTAATTGATTTGTAGCAGGTAAGGATAAATAATCATTAGGACGCTTCCCATATATTTTAGCAAGCTGTGTGGCGTTAACCATAACGTCATCTTTGGTGTCAAAAAGGACATCGTTCCCATTATAGGAGAAAGTCTTGCTCGTCTCGTGAGCGAACGCAGTTTGTACGGTACTATTGTTCCCGTTCAAATAGATTTCATTGTTCTGTAGCATGTAATGAAATTATTTGTTATTAATAAAAAAGAGAAGTCATATCCATTCTTGCTACAGAACATCATTCGCCAAAGGCTATGATACACGGATACAACTTCTCTATATATTTTTAATATAGATGCTTTTAGGGCATAAAAAATGCCTTGGGCATAATAAATAATGTTCTGTAGCACTGCAAATATAGATATTTTAGTTGAATACCAAAAATAATTAGGGCAAAATTTGGTCAGTAAGTATCTATTTAATTATTTTGCACAATATTTTTTAATATTAAAATGTTATATTCATGAAGCGAACTATTTTATTGTTACTATCTATTGTTTCTATTCTGTCATTAGCTTCTTGTGATGGGAAAACAAAGGAAGATTATAAAAATGAAAAAATGCAACTAGAAGCAAGAATAAAAGAAGAACTTAAAAAGAAGCTTGAATTAGACGAAGAGAGCATTAGAAAAGCTAAAGACCAAGAGCTTCTTTTGCAAAAATGGGATTATAATACTCGCACGGATGAAATGACTGATAAGAAAATATATTGGGCTTCATGCGAGTCTAAAAATATAGAATATTTAGAATTTCCGTACGAAGGAGGAACTAAGCTAACTCTTACAATTAGAAACATGAAAGGGAAAAATGAAATTTACGTAACAGTAAATAAGGGACAATTGCAAACTTATGATAAATACGCATCTATTCGTTTGGATGATGGTAAAGCTACAAGTTATACTTTAATTGGGAGCGATGATGGGGATTCAAAATTTGCATTTATATATGCGGGAAATTCTCTTATATCTAAAATAAAGAAAGCATCTGTGATTAAAATACAGCTTCCTTTTTATGGAAATGGAAAAAGGACTTTTACTTTTGAACCTGGAATACTCGAATGGAATTATTAATATATAAGCACAAATGAAAAACGTTTTATTTATACTATTATCTTTATTGTTTATTTCTTGCTCTAAAGACGATGATAAGATTGATTCTTTCCAATTCATTGGTGATTATGAATTGAAAAGTTGTTTTGATGATACTAAACATTTTCCAAATGCATTAGGTGGATGTGAAATAACAAATGATAACGGAAAAGTAAAATTGGAAATGAGAGTTGAGAAAAACGCAGATGAATCTATTTCATTTGTAGGATATGTAAGCGGAAATATTATAAAAGGACCTAATGGAGATAAATTTGGCGAAATTGTTTGTGGTAGTAGTTTCTGGATATATCAAATAAATGGGGTAGTTTATGAATTCCTACCTAATTATGTAGGAAGCGAAAAGCCTGAAATATCTTCAGGAAGATGTATTGCAACAACTAAAAAAGGAACCAGATGCAAAAGAAAAGCAGATAAAGGTAGTGTATATTGTTGGCAACATAAATATAATCACTAATTTGTTTTTAAAACGAGTTTTCCTATTATAATTTCCTAAGAAACATTTTTTATTTGTCCGGGAGCAATCCCGGCCTTTTTTATATCTTATCTGTTAGCTGATAAAAAAGGCAATGGAACCTAAATTCCATCGCCTTGAATATGCCTCCAAAGAGGTCTCGTGTAAACAAATGCCAAAATTAAAGTTGTACCGCCAGCATTTCTCTCGCTGCCCTGTGTATTGCTTCCTCTATCTTAGCTTTTTGTGCTTCGGAAGCAAACGCTATCCTCTGCTTGTACTGGCGCATCAAAGAGGGATTAATGCCTGCATACTTTGCGAAAGTAGATACGCTTATAAACTTGAAATTATCAAAGAATGAAGCTATATCATACTTATACTCAAACTCTACATTCTTCAGTTCCCCTGGCACTTCATTACCTTGCTCTTTAAGCATGGTAATATAGTCATCAATACATTCATGTAGTGATCGTTTTGCTTCATCAACGCTTTTCCCTTGACCGTTCAAGTTAAAACCGTCAAATTCCGGAACATAGACACTTATTGTCTTGTCGTCCCACATTTCAACAATAGCAACCGTTTTCATATTCCATTTATTTTATAATTCCGGTAAACAAATGTGCGGGTCATTTAAGACCCGCATCTTTCATCATGCTGTTAAGAGTGCCGCCTTTTATTTCTTGCGAACCATGCCTGCCCACTCGGAAGTATTTTCCCGTTTTCGGGCTGTACCATACGTCGTGTTCTTTGCCGTGACTCACGAAATAGCAGCCTATCTTTGCAGCCTTCTTTAAGAACTCTGTTGTTTTCATTTCAAAGAGCATTTGTTTACGGGTACAAATATAACATATTTGTTATAAATATGATAATAATAGAACATGTTTTTAAGCACACTTGGATGGGAAAAGTCTAAAACCTTTTTGTTTTTAGTCAGTATCTCAGTAAGTAACAGTTACATTTTGTTTGTTTATAATATTCTTTAGTTTGTTCGTTTGCTTACTTAATTCTATTATAAACCAATCTGTTAAATGAAATAAAAATAATAAATTCTATAAATAAAAAGTAGGTAGTTTAGGTAAATAATCAATAATATTATCTATATTTGCAGTGGAGAGTATCCACGGCATATAAAGGTATATGCTACCGTAAATCATAAAAGAACGAAAATACATAAAAACGGGAGTGGGTACGCCTTTGGGTGTATCCACTCTTTTTGCATATATGGGTAGCTGGTTTTCAAAAAAGGCAATGAATATGACCGACAAGGTTAATGTGGTTGAGAAGAGAGGTAATGATATATTCTATCTTACCAATCTTTTTGATTCTAAAGGTGCCATCTGGAAGACGGACTTTAACATGTCCCAAGCCATGGATAAAGAAAACGCCTTGTTGTATTGTACTCCGTTCGCTACCGTTATAAGGAAGGTGGGAGCCATGTTTGCAAACGGAAGGGTTTACCTGACAGACTCAGAGGGTAACGATGTCACAGATCCGAAGCTGACCGCCTTGTTTAAGAAACCTAATCCGCTTCAAAATTCCATCGCCTTCTTCTCTCAAATAGAAATGGTCCTCCGGACATATGGATACTGCCCTATATATACCAACCGTATTTTTAAGAAAGGCATTCCTCGTACGATGTGGATCATCCATCCCACGCATTTCCATCTGACCGGTACCGGGAAATCTCTGGACCAGGTAGATCTGGACGGAATAGTCAAGGAGGCGTACGTTGAGTGTGGAACCGAGAAAAAGGTCCTTAACAAGGAGGAGTATTTTATCATTTACGACAGTGATATCCATATCCCTTGCAATGAAGGTGATGAGATAACGTTCGGTACGGCCGTAGACAGTTTGTCTATCCCTGTTTCTAACTGGATGGCTTCTATGCA